ACCAGTACCGTCGCGAGATCGAGGAGCAGATGGGCGTCGAGATGCCGCATCCAGACGAGCCAATGTCGGAAGACGTCGAGGTTCGCCTGTCGGCCACGGTTGCCGAAGCCGCAGCCAACCTGCTGAGCAAGCACAAGCAGGAAGAGCAGCAGAAAAAAGCCCAGGAGCAGGAGCAGGACCCTGTCATCCAGATGCAGATGGCCGAGTTGGAGATCAAGAAAACAGCCGCCGACAGCAAGGCGGCGAACGACGAAGGCAAACTGGCGCTGGCGCGCGCGAAGGCCATGTCCGATGCAGACCTCGCGGCGAGCAAGATCGCCAGCGACGAGCAGATCGCCGGTGCCAAGATCGGCGCGGACGCTGCAGAAAGCCGTCAGGACGCCATCATGGAAGGTGCCCGCATTCAGTCACAAGAAGCGGTCGCCGGAGCCCAGATCGGGGCGAACGCCGCCGCTCAAAAGCTCGCCTCTGACAACAAAAAGGTTGACGGAGATGCGTGATGTATGATCAGTATTTAAAAATTGCCTACGAAAGCTGCGGTATGAAGATCGCGGAAGCCGCTGATCACATGGCCATGGGCGGCTGTAAAAGCTACGAAGAGTACAAAGAAAGCGTCGGCATGATTGCGGGTCTCAGGACCGCGCAGGAAGATTTGGTAGAGCTGGACGAGCGCATGCGTAAGTCCAGCGAAGACGGAATTAAAGATCACCTTGATGAAACCGGGAATGACGACGAAGCAGTAGGGTACACTTAGGAGGCGCTGGTACCACGGCGACCCACGCCGCGCATCAAGGGAGATTACCTATGGCTAAATCAGCCAGCAGACGAGCGGCCAAAGCCGCAAAAGCCCCCGCCGGGATTGATAACATCATCCCGCTGGACGGTATCGCAGAGGCGAAGGAAAGCGCCAAGCAGCTGCCCCAGGTTAAGGGGTATAAAATGCTTGTGACTTTATACCAGGTCAAAGAAGTGACCGACGGCGGCATCTACCGCCCCGACCAGTTGCGCGAGCTTGAGCAAGCCGCCACGGTCATCGGCCTTGTCGTCGCCATGGGTGCCGACTGTTACAAGGACGAAAAAAGATTTCCAAATGGCGCGTACTGCAAGGAAGGCGACTTCGTGCTCTTCCGCGCCTATCAGGGGTCGCGCTTCAAGCAGCACGACATCGAGTTCCGCATCATCAACGACGACACGGTTGAAGCCGTCGTCGAGGACCCACGGGGGATTACCAGAGCATGAGTATGACCTCAGAACTCCCTGATCCCAACGACGTCATGGTCGATGGCGGGTCCGACGAAATCGTCGTCAGCGTTATCGACGACACTCCTGAAGCCGATCGCGGCAAGCCGACATCGCTCGACAACGTCGAGGAAGTCACCGAGGAAGAGCTGGCCTCTTACAGCGGCGGCGTCCAGAAGCGCATCAATCGAATATCCTTCGAGCGCGAGACGGAGCGTCGCGGGCGTGAAGCCGCCGAACGGTCCAGCAACGAAGCGGTCAGCTACGCAGAAAAACTTCTGCGGGAAAACCGCGAGCTGAAACGCTCACAAGCCCAGACCAACACGGCCTTCTTCAGCCAGGCGCAGGCGCGCAACGAGACGCAGTACGCCTCGGCAGCTGAAGAGTTCAAGGCAGCGCAGGAAGACGGCGACGCCGATCGCATCCTGAAGGCCCAGCAAAACCTGAACGCGACCCAGATCGAAAGCACCCGGTTCAACAAACAGGCCACTGACGCAGCTCGCGCTCGTCAGACAGCTGTTGAAGCGGAGCCTGAGATAACGGTGGCGGATCAGATGCCGATCGCCGCGCCTCAGATGGACTCTAATCAGGTTCAGTGGATGCAGCGGAACGACTGGTTCATGAAAGACGGGGAGGAGGATATGACCTCCTTCGCATATGGACTGCACCAACGCATGGTCAGTCAGGGCGTAAATCCCGCGACTGATCCCAACTACTATCCGACAATCGACAAGCGTATGCGGGAAGTTTTCCCTGACCGCTTTAACGAAGGGTCTACGTCAGCTCAAGGTGAGGTCATTACGACGACTATCGCTGACACGGCACGGCCCGCCCCAGCGACCGTGGTCGCTCCTGCGGTGCGAACAGCACCCTCAGGAAAATCACGCACAGTGTCGTTAACGAGCAGCCAGGTCGATCTCGCTGAGCGCCTTGGTATAACTAAAGAGCAGTATGCAGAGCAGCTGCTGAAGGAGATGAACTAATGACATCTGACCAGCGCAACACCGAGGAAGTAATGCCTCGTCAAGGCCGCGTCTCTAGAGAAGCGGCCCCATCTCGTGAAGACGAAGTCCGCAAGACGACGTGGGCCGCAGCTTCTATTCTTCCTGATCCTCCATACGACCCTGACTGGGTTTATCGGTGGGTTCGCACATCACATGGTGGCGAAGCCGATAACCGGAACGTGTCGATGAAGTTTCGCGAAGGCTGGGAGGCCGTACGCGCAGAAGACCATCAAGACTTGATGGTTCAAAGCGATTACGACAGCCGGTTCACGGGCATGATTGAGATCGGAGGTTTGCTGCTTTGCAAATGTCCGCGCGCAGTCATGGAAGACCGTGCTCGCCAATACGCGATCAAAAACGCACGGCAAATTCAGGCGGTGGATGAAAACTTCATGCGAGAGAGCGATCCAAGAATGCCTCTGAACCAGGCACTCAACGAGCGTTCGACAAGGACTACTTTCGGCGACGGTAAGATTTAGCTTACCGTCTAACGCAACCAATAAGGAGACGAAAAATGGCAACAACTGCCGCTCCCAATGGCGCGCGTCCTATCGGTCTACTTGGCGGTCAGCCGTACGCAGGTGCCATCCGGCACATTTCGATTGCGTCAGCTTACAGCACCGCCATTTTCTACGGTGACTTTGTAAAACTTGTCGCCGCAGGAACGATCGAAAAAGATGCGGGCACTGACGCTATGACCCCGGTCGGCGTTTTCATGGGCTGCTCATATTCCGAGACAAGTCTCGGATACAAGCTGTTTAACCAACAGTGGGTAGCCAGCACAGTAGCATCGGACGCTGTCGCGTACGTTTGCGATGATCCCGACATTCTTATGCAGATGCAGAGCGACCAGACTTTGGCGCAGGCTGCACTGGGTTCGAACGTGGGCATCATCCAGACCGCTGGCGACACGAATATTGGAACGTCGAAAAACGCTGTCGACGGATCGTCTTCACTGACGACCAGTACTTTGCCGCTACGTATCGTCGACTTTGTTGACGGTCCCACCTCTACTGTTGGCGACGCCTTCACGGACGTTATCGTGAAGTACAACGTCGGTCACCAGTACACCAACACAACCGGCATTTGATAGCCCGGTAGGAAAGGAGACTAGCAATGGCTGGTATCTCAAGAGCACAGCTGCTCAAAGAACTCCTCCCCGGCTTGAACAAGCTGTACGGGTTGGAGTACGACAAGTACGAAGACGAGCACGCGGAGGTCTACGACACTCAGACCTCCAAACGTTCCTTCGAGGAAGAAACCAAACTCGCCGGATTTGGCGCGGCTCCTGTGAAGCAAGAAGGAAATGCAATTTCCTACGACACTGCTCAGGAAGCGTTCACCCAGCGGTATGACCACGAGACCGTGGCCATGGGCTATTCCATCACCGAGGAAGCTATCGAAGATAATCTCTACGATAGCCTGTCCGCGCGGTACACCAAGGCTCTTGCTCGGGGTATGAACTACACCAAGCAGGTTAAAGCCATGGTTCCGCTGAACAACGGCTTCTCGTCCTATAATACGGGCGACGGCGACAATCTGTTCAGCACCACGCACACACAGGTCGACGGCACTAACGTGTCCAACCGCCCTGCGACTGCGACAGACCTCAACGAAGCCTCTCTTGAAGCGGCAACGATCCAGATTTCCAACTGGACCGACGAACGTGGCCTGCTGATTGCAGCACGCCCACGCAAGCTGATCATTCCGACAGACTTGCAGTTCACCGCTACGCGCATTCTGCAGACCGAACTCCGTGTCGGCGTTGCAGACAACGACATCAATGCGCTCAAGACCAACGGTACGATCCCCGAAGGCTACTGCATCAACCACTATCTGACGGACACCAACGCCTGGTTCCTGAAGACTGATGTGCCTAACGGGCTCACCCACTTTAACCGTGTTGCAATGTCTACGAGTATGGACGGCGACTTCGACACGGGTAACGTGCGGTACAAAGCTCGCGAGCGTTATTCGTTCGGCGTGTCTG